CGGCCGCACTCAACTTGGAGTTTATTTTGTAGTCCAAGTTTCGGGGTCCAGATCAACTGCTCGGGGCTTTTGGTTCTCAATCCCACTGGTGAATTTTAAAGCATCGCGCTTCTCAGCTTCAAGAGCTTCTGGCATCTCTTCGCGTATGGCTCACAGTCCTCGAGCCATTGGTCGACGAGATCTTTGCGCCAGTACATGAAGCCGTCTGCCCGTCTCCAACCGGGCGGCAGTTTCTGCTGCACTACCCACCTTTCGACGGTTCGGGTCGACTTCTTGAGGTACTGCGCTAGTTCGACTTTGGTCATCCAGATCATTTCTCTCCTCCTCTCTGTTCCATCTTGCGAAGCGCAGCGAGTGCGCGCCTGGCTTCGAGCTTCATCTCATCGAGGCTTGCGATGGTCCTACGCGCATCGTCCGCGTCCTTGAACTGACTTCGCACGAACTTCTTTCTGACGGCGAGGTCTCTCGCTCGCTGTCCTTTCTTCCTAGGTTTTTTGCTTACTGGCATGAGTGTGTAGATATGAAAAAGCCCCCGGGTGTGAGCCGAGGGCTGGTAATGGTTCAAATTGGGCGGTTACTTCTTCTCGAGAAGTTCCAACCGTTTCTTTTCTTCGCGTTCAAGCTGCTTAATGCTCTTCTCCGGAGTCGGGAGATCTTCAGGCATCGTGCCACCTAACCGCTTAATGGTTTCGCGCACCTCCTTCCCTACGGAATAGTGCGTCTGGTTCGCCTCCATTTTCCCGACGATGTGTTCGCGTCGGAGCTTGGCTTCGGTTTGGGTCGCTCGGAAAAGGTTTGCCGCCAGTTCTTCGTGTCCCATGTAATCAAGGATCTCTTGACTCTTTTTCAATCCTTTCCGTTCGTGGATATCCTTTCGATTAAGTCCTCCGTAGAGGCCTTTGTATCCGTGGTTCTGGAAGATGGCATAGTCTCTTGGCTCGACGACTCCCGCGTCATGCGCGGCATCGCTTAACCGTTTGTTATGCTCCTTCATCTCCCTGCGCAAGAACAGACGCTTTTGATCCTCATCCAGTTGGGCGAAGGCTTCCTCGTCGGCGAGTTCCTGGCGGCGGGTTTGAACCGCGAAGTAGGTTTGGCCGGCGGCAATGACAGGCTTGCTCGGGTCGCCGTTCTGAACGATCAGGTAGCAGGCATAACGGGAGAGGGCGACGTCATCAATTTCGCGAGACGAGCCGCTACCGAGGTCGACCATTTTACCAAGGTTGGTAAAATGGTCAGAGTCGTTGATTTTCAAAGACTTACATGCGGTCTTTGCCTTTTCGATAACCGCCTGAAATCTTTGCCAACGGCTATATCCCAAGAGCGGGTAAAGCTCGCGCGCAAACCAGTACTCCCTGCCGTCATCGTCCAGATGGCGGATCGCGTCGAAGTTCGGGAGGGTTGCTTGTTCGTCGTTGTTTTGGGTATTATCCATACATACCTCTTCGTAAAGGTTAATCAAGCCCCCGGAGCATTGCACAGCACGGGGGCTTTCCTATTTTACGACGTTGCCTTCAACGCGCCGCCTCCCAGTCGCGCAGTGCGTGCGTGAGCATGTACGCGGAGAGCTTCACGCGGTCAAGGGCGGCAGGGTTTGCGCTCTGCCGCGCGGCGGAGAGTACTGTCGTGTACTTCTTTACTGCGTCTGCGATGCTGGCCGTGTCCTTGTTGTCGATGAGTCGGCTTGCGAGTGCGAGCAGGTTGGCGTGATACGACCATCGAAGCTCGCGGCGGATGTCTTGAACAACGATTTCGGTTTCGGTCATTGCTCCTCCTCTTTCTGTTTGACGAAGTAATCAAGCGGGAAAAACGTTGGCGCAATCTTGCCCTTGACGGGGACGTGGAGGAGGTAGAAGCCGCAAAGCGTACCTTTTGCGTGATACATGAACGCTCGTCCATCGCATTTCGCTTCTGCTTCGCGGATCGCTTTTTGTGTTGTGCCCATCATGCAAGCGATTCGCTTTCGAATTTCCTTTTTCATTTCGACTGGCATTCCTCGTCCTCCTTGATCTTCGATAGCAGGAACGTCTTGAGCACAAGTGCAGCATCGTCTTGTGAAACCTTGCGCACGTCATCGGTAACCTTCTGGAAGATCGGTTTTGCTGCTTGGTTCAAGATGATGCAGGTGCGGGCTTTCTCGTTCGTCGTGAAGTTGACTTCATAATGCCTGCCGTTCACGTAGAATCCGTAGCCCCACATATTCTGAGCGCCCGTAATTTCGCAGTTGAGACGCTGCATTTGCGACCTCGACCACTCTGTTTGAGCTTTCATGAAGGTCTTTGCGTCCTTCGCTGCATTGAGAATCGCTTGGCCGATTTGCTCGGCCTCGAACGACCACAAATCGGCGGAACACAACGATTCATCACAGATGTAGATGCGTACTGATACGCCTTCTCGCGTCACCGTAGCGATGTGCGCACTGTCCTTGTCATGGGTGTTGTCGAAGTAGTCCTTCTCCCACGGCATGCCGACGATCTCGGCAATGGCGTCCTGAGCGGCGGCATCAATTTTTACTGTCTGGCTCATTCCTCATCCTCCCACGGAGCATATCGAGCAGTCACATCCTCGCGTCCGAAGGCGTCCAATCGGCCGGTCCAAAAAATAGGAAGCGGATGCATCAACCCGAATGGGTAAAAGTATCGACCGTCAAAAACTGCATATCCCTTGAAAAGGGGCTTGCCGAAATAGGGTTCGGGCGTGTCGGTGTTTCGATCCTTTTCTTTGACTTTGAGACGGAGCTGCACATCGAGCGGTGGCCTCTCGTCCGAGAAGTTTTTCCATTGCGTCATTCCTCGTCCTCCTCGCCATCCGGATCGTCCCACGGGCGGAAACGGTCGACGTCTATGGAGAGGTTGGCTTCACTCAACCATTCGTAATCTTCGGAGTCCCCTACGGGAACGTAGCGAGCGGCGAAGTGGTACGTTCTCCCGTCTACGCAGCGCTCGACTCTCATCCAGACGTCCTCCGGCGGCTCGACTTCGGGGAAGTCGTTCCACTTGTGCGGGTCGTACTCGCGCACTTCTTCGAGCATGTCGGACGTTATCTCTAGCGAGAGCTGGGGTTGAACACCGAACCATATGGTTGTTGGCTTTCCTCTTTTGAGGGCGGACGCAACGGCGGCTGAGCAAACTTCGAGAGCATCCGACAAGTCGCCTTTGCTGATCTCGTCGAGCTTTTTCCGAAGCCCACGGTCTTTGAGTCTGTATTTCATTCGTTCACTCACAGAAAAAAGGGTTCCCCAACAGAGAGGGGAAGCGCCGGTGATAGATGATCCGGCCTCTCTGTCGGGGAATTTTTAGTAGTTATTCAGCGGGTTCTTCGGGGGCCGCTTCGATCTGCGGCGCGTCGTTGAAGTCACCCTTTTCGATGAACTCGGCATCGAGGAAGTCCTGGTCGGTAGTAGCTTCGCCACGGTCGGTCTTCTCGTCGATCTCGACTGCGCGGACGGCCTCGATGCTGACCGGCAGATATTTGAAGAGGCGGCGGATGACGGTCTTCTTTGCCATTTCATCCCAGTGACTTGCCCACGGGCCGGAGTTGCCGGCCTTTGACGTGGAGCGCACTTTCTCGATCTCTGCGCGGCTCATCACTTCAAACTGGATGCCGCCTCCCTTGAGCTTGGCGACTGCATAGACGTGAGTGACAGGGCCGCGGTCGGCGGTCGATGCCGGGACGTGCTGAATGTCAGGCTCGAGGCCGAGCTGGTAGTTGAAGGTGTCCTGTGCGTGCACTGTCCAGGCCTGCAAGCTGATGATCTGGCCGGAGCGTCGGGCGAGGTCGATCATGCCGCGATAGCCGATGATGAGCTGAGCGTTCGGGCGGCCGGAGCGGTCCTTGCCGTTACCGAAGGGCAGCAGGTAGCAATGCCCGAGAGCGGAGCCCGGTTCGAGGCCGAGGGCCGCACACTGAAGGACGGCACCGTAGAAGCTTTCCGGAGCGCACTTGAGGAGCGCCGGGGTCTTGCGGCATTCGGTCATGACGATGCGAGTCAGACGGTCGGGCGTCATGCTCTTCGGCATGGCAAGAGACATCTGCTTCTGGAACTTCGTGGAGCGGACGACGTCGATGAGCGTTACCGGGCGGTTTGGAGCTGCTACAGCGGTCTGCTGCTGAGCGGGAGCGATCTGTTGTTTGAGAGCGTCGGTAGTAGACATAGTGTTTGTTCCTTATGAATTAAGCGAGTCGGAGAACGCGGGTGCTGGTGGTCTTTGCGTAGTCCTGATAAAGGTCCGGGTGTTCTTTCTTGAAGTCAGTCGAAGAGAAGCGCGTGGTGTTCATCGCTTTGTAGGTGACGGCTTTTTTACCGCCGAGCGTGAGGCCCGTCTTCTCGCCGATGGCCATGATCAGACGGGAGGCAACGGCTTCTTCCTGTTCCTTCAGGGACTTGATCTGCTCCTTGAGGTTTCGGAGTTCGCCGATGTCTGTGGCTTCTTCGTTTGTGGCTTCGGTCATCTCGCCGGAGTCTTTTGCGTAGAGCTTCTTGATGTCGTCGACGTTGATGGGTGCCGGCGGGACGTCCTTGAGCACGTGGTTTTCCCAGAAGTCACGGCACTTGGAGACGATGGCGTCGATGACGTCTTGATCGCGCTTGACCTCGTACATGCGGAAGTCCTGGCCGCCGATGAGGACGGCAACATAAAAGGTCTCGATGCCGGTGACGGCCATGTACCACTGAATCTGCGTCTCGTAGTAGAGCGGGATCTTGTGTTCCGTCACTATCTTTCCGGCGAGGATCTCAGCTTCCTGAGAGTCGCCCCAGTGTTCCGACATGTAGACGCTCGCAGTCTTGCACTCGAGGCCGATGTCGGTGGAGAGCAGGCGGCCGCACTCTTCAACCTTCTCGGGCTTGAGTACGGAGACGTGGCCGGCAATCGCGGGGTTGACCACTGCGCGGTCGATGTTGCCGAGCATCCAGCCGTCTTCACCCTTCGAGAGCATGTAGTTGACCTTCTGGACCTTCATGCCGGTGCGCTGGCTGAACTCCTTTGCGACGACGCCCTCGAGGACCGTTCCCCAGTACGCGGATTCACCGGCCGCGGATCCAGAGGACCTGCCGGTTTTTTCCTCCCAGAGTTGCAGGGGAGTTTTGTACGGGTTGAGCCCGAGGATGGTGGCGACGTCAGAGCCGCCGATGCCTTTCGTGCGCTCCTTGAGCCATTCGTCGCGGCTCATGGCAGCAGTGCTAATTGCGGTCATTGTTTCTCTCCTTAGTAGGGAATTTCTTCCGGTGCGATGTTGTCGTCGTGTGCGGGCTTAGGGTGCTCGTCGTACTCGAGCTCAAGCACTTCGTTGTAGATAAGCCAGGACGCGTGCTCGATCGCTGCATCGAGTTCGGTTGAGATCTTGAGCGTGGCCTTCAGCGAGCTTTCATAACTGTCAGCGATGCGCGTTTCCATGAGCGCGTCGAGCACCTTAAGTGAGGCGTGGGAGTCCTGCCAGTAGGCTGGCATTACAGAGTCGTAGTGCGAAAGCACGTACTCTCGAGCGCTGTCCATGCTGGCCTTGCGGCCAAGTGCGTGAAGCATCTTTGCGATTTCTTTGATGGTGGTCATTCCCATGCTCCAGTGATGAGCGCTCCGGCGACGATGGCCAGCGCGCCGATGAAAGTGATGAGCGTCCAGATGCGTCCGGGCCGCTCGCATGAAAAAGGCTCGACTGGATGCCGAGCCTGCTTTGCTGCGCGACGCTGTTCTAGCGGTCGCTTTCGAGTAATTCGTTTCATGTCGAAGTCCCTTGGAATGTGGTCAATGATGTGGACCGGGTCGGAGAAACTCATGCGGCCTCCTCCTCTTCACGCTCCTGCCAGAGCACGCGAAGCTCCTCTAGGCAGTCCGCGATAACGTCCTTGTCGAGACTCGCGTCGTTGGCTGCTTCGGTGAACTCTTCGATTGTGACGAGCTCGCCTCCGGCTGTAAGTGTGTCGAGATCGAGCTCGTACCCGTCGACGAGAATCGGCTGTTCGTCCGGATACTCGTCGTACACCGACGGGACGCCGCCCATACCGAAGTAAAAACCGTTGCTCATGCGAAGTACCTCAATGCGATGACCGTGAGACCGATTGCGACGATGCCGCCGATCGTGAAAAGGCGAAGTCCGAACGTGATGGTGTCTTCGGGCGTAGGCTCGTACTGGACGAGCTCGTCGGCGCTGCGTCCGGTGAAGAAATCGAGAAGAGACATAGCTTTCTCTCCGGTTGGGAAAATGAAAAAGGCATTCAGATGCCGCCGAAGGAGAGCGCCACAATGAAGTGGCCGGCGGCACGTGAATGCCTTCTGTTGAAAGGGTCGAGGGAGCCGGGGTGAACGCAAAAGCCTCTCGTCTGCAGATGCCCCGGCTTTGGGATTCGTCGGAGTGTCGCGGCACAGTGCGACAGGAACGAACCGGCTCATATCTGCGTCAAGCCGTTTGCCCTCGAAGTCGTCAAGGAAGTGCCTCTATGAAGCACCGGATGTTCTTCGCGACCGCCTCGTACTTGTCAGGCGTGCGCACTTTCGACAGTACATAGGGGTCTGTGAACATGTAGAAGCTGAGCGCAGCGGCGAACGCTCTGCAATCAAGGCTGAGCCGGCAAATGTCTTCGGCGGTCGGCTTCTTGATGCCGAGGCCGAGGAAGTACCCGGCGGCGAAGGTCTCAAAGTCTTTGATTTTTTGCATGATGTTCAGGCAATAAAAAAGCCCCCGGCGGTTGCCGAGGGCTGAATAATGTGTTTAGGGTGTGAGGTCTAATGTCCTATCTATCACCTTTCGTCTTTTACATCGTTACGCCATAGTTTTGGCATAAATGAACCGATGAGCGATGCTGTTGGGACGGCCAAGAATGCGCACGTTACGATTGTTGGTTTGTCCATGAGTGCGCAGACGATGGCGCATAGAACGCAAACAAGAGATATGGCCAGACCGATGTTCTGGCCTTTTTTCTGAGCCTCTAGAGCGCCAGCGCTTTCTTTCGCTGCTATGTCAACAAGAGTGGATTTGTTTTTGGCATCCTGATCGATGGCAGAGTGTCGAGCATTTTGTTCGGCCTCGGCCATTCTGACGATTCTGTCTGCGATGCCAGGGAGAATATTCTCGTACCGCGCCAAAATGTCCGGGTGAGGCAAAGGTCCCTCAAAGGTTTCGGATTTTGCCGCGATTAGCTGAGTTTGAGCCTCTGTCTGGACGTCCGGCACATTGGCTTTACTGTCGGTAATCCGTTCTGGCTGCGTCGAGCTCTTTTCTTGCATAGGCTACAGCTTTATCGAAGTCTCTTTTAATGTTGATCATGTCTTCTGCCGGTGAGCGGTAAGACGTCTCGAACAGGCGACGATCAATTTTCGTTCGCACACGAGGCGGGTTCAAGGCTACAAAAGGAGCTGCCAACCCATCGCACACGCCCTTCATGAAATTCGTCATGAGCGATGTGTTTAACTTAGTCATGATGTTCCATCCCTGAAATCGGGGCTCGTCGTATAAGGTAGCCTCATCTTACCCGCTGTAGGTGCGGATGTAAACCGCGCGGCCGTCCTTTTTTGTGAAAGCCCATTCAAGCGCCCTCACCAGTCGTCGACTCGGTATTCGTGGAAAAAAGAGGCAAGGGCGCTTGAAGCGGCCACCTCCTGGTGGGATCATTGGTCTGTCGGGCACACAAGTTCGGCATTCCTTTAACCACACCAGGAGGTGATTTATGAAAAGCGATGAGGTCGCTATGTCATTTGTTCGGAATCTTTTCTATGAAATGATGCAAAGTGGGCAAGTGAAACTATTCCCGATCGACGTTTCGGACGGCCCTGAGAAGTGCATTAGGAACATGTACCAAAATGCGTGTGCAGCTTGGATAATCCAATGTGACGCGTCTCAAGCCTTCGCTGAGTTTGTGAAGACCGATGACATCAAGGCTGGGGAGAAGATCCTCGATGATAGCGAGACCAACGACTGAAGCCGTCGCTTTGCGGTTCGTCTAAAGGCGTACCGCTCATCTCGCAAACCTGATCTAGCCATGCGTTTGCTTCTTCGCTGAACTGGCGAATGAGTGAGCGCATGGTGTGGATGTCGCATCGCAAGGCGCGGTTTGCAAAAATTAGGTCGGCGATGTCGTCGATGCTGTAAATCAAAGCCCTCGCGTGACCTTCTTCGAAATAGCGCCTTTCGAGACGTTTGATGTCGTCGTTTTGAAGCTGGATGCGTTTGTCCATTTGGTTCTCCTATAAAAGCCCATCCAAACGCTCTCGTTAGAAAACGCTTGAATCGGCTTTCAATCAGGTCGCGGCTGCGCATCGTCTGCGCTCAGGCCGCTCGGGACGTGCGTCCTCTGCTTCGTATCTGCTGATCCTGATCTAGCTCGTGGGGCGAGCATCCGTCGCTCTTAGGTGGTCCCCATCCCAACCGCACTGGAAGATGCCCTCCAGCCGTCCGCGCACTTTTCATACACGACCTTTGCGACTCCCGTTCTGAGCTGTACTGCGCGTCGCTAGACCCTTCTAGCCAACGGCGCAGCCGCTTCTCAGGCGGTCCCCGACACAGCTAAGTGCCGAGATTCGGACATCGCTGCAGTCCCTTTCTCTCGCTCCGTGCCGCCGCCGAGGCTCCTTGCTCGGGAGGGCGGGGTTTCGTCCGCGGGAGGGGGCGCTGTAGCGCGCCGAGATTCGATGCCCTTCCCATCGATGCCTTGCCTTGCGGCTCGGGTAGCAAGTGCTAAAGGTTGTTTAGCTAACCTGTTAAAGAGATATTAACACAATTGAGCGTAGAGTGCTAGTTTTTGTTTAGCGCGCGTTTTGCGGCTAGTTCAGGTTTTGTTAACAGAGATCAAACAGACGCAAAAAAAGGCGCAAAAAAAAGGCCGAGCGTGCAGCTCGACCTTTTGTGTGGGAGGTATGGGGTATTACAACCGCTTGATGCAAAGACCGACGTAAGCGCGGCCGATTACTTCAATGCTTTCTGGTGTTGTGTTGATGGGCTCGTAAAACTTGTTGTCGGAAAGAAGGCGCAAGCCTTCTGGGGTTACTTGTACGCGCTTGACGAACAAGCCTTCGCCGATACGGACGACATACATGCCATCTCTAACGATCTTCTTTTCTGAGATGTCAACAATGACAGCGTCTCCTTCGTGGAGAGTTGGCTCCATTGAATCCCCGAACGCCGCCATTATCTGAAGAGAACGAACGTTGGCAGATGGGCAGTACCTGCGGATGAATCCCTGAGAGACTCGCACAAAACGGATGAGTTCCAGTTCATCGGTATTCAGAAAGCCGTGGCCACAGGAAACCTCAGCATTGACGTGCGGGATAGAAACAATGCCGTCCTCAACCAGGGTTTGGACGGGTGAGTTGGCATCGCCAAACATAACATAGGCGGGTGTCACTCCAAATATCTCGCAAAGCGCTTCCAGCCCTTCTCGGTTTGGTTCGCTGTGGCCGATAGCCCAGTTGCGGACGGTGACGTTTGAAACGCCTACTTTCTTTGCGAGGCTTCGATACGAAAGCCCCGACTGCTCGATTAGAGCTTTGATGCGTTCGCTTACAGCTGACATAACAGCCTCCTTTGTCTACCTCGCATAGTAAATGAGAATTTAACACCTTGCGTTTAGCGCTAATGCTAAATCTGCTTTATAATGTGTTAATGGTAATTTAACTACCTTAGGAGGAGACATGAAGCAGGCTACGACAGTGTCGCTCGCGCTTGAGCGGTACGGCCAAAAGCACGGCATCACCTACGGTGTTCACAGCCAGTTGGCTAAGGAGCTTGGAGTTTGTCGCCAAACCGTATGGGGATGGTGCAAGCGCAACAGCGTGACGCCGAAATATTTGGAACAGTTTGCTCAGCTTACTGGCGTTAAAGCGTCCGAGCTGAACAAGCTGACTCGACGCGTCTGTGAGGACTGACTATGAGTTACGCCGCGATCGATTGGGCAATGCCGAAAGTCATTAAAGACGTGAACGCAAAATCTTGTCTTGTTGTGCTGGCTTATCACCACAACAAGGAAACGGGTTTGTGTTGCCCGAGCATTTCTACGATTGCGGATGAGATGGGCGTCCGGTCATTGAACACCGTCCGAAAGGCCATCGGAGTTCTCGTAGAAATGAATCTACTCACGATGTCTCGTGAATTTGGTGATCGTGGAGAAATCCTGAGCACGAGATACACCCTCAATCTCCAGTCAGAAGCGTTCAAACCAGTGAGGAAAAAGAAAGGGGTGGTTCACGACATGAAGGAGGGTCATGAGGTGAAGGAGGTTCACGACATGAAGGAGGGTGGTTCACCAAATGAAGGAGGGGTGGTTCATCTCGTACAGGGGGGTAGTTCATCTCATGAAGGAGGGGTGGTTCACGTGGTGAACCCTAACAAGGAAGTAGAACAAGGAAAGGAACAGATAACTGGAACAGAGAAGGAAACAAGTAATAGCTTGCCCGCGCAAGCGCCGTGGGGAACCGATCATTTTGACAACACCGTCAAAAAGATCGAAAAGCCGAAGGCGACAAGAGCCAAGCCAAAGACAAGCTGTCCATTCTCGCCTGACGATCCCATCCCGCCTGAATACCTTGAGTACGCACAAGCAAAGCATCCAAGCATCAACGCTCAGGCGGAGTTCACCAAGTTCGTCAACTTCCACCTTTCCAAAGACAACCGGTACAGCAACTGGCTGGCCGCTTGGAGAACTTGGACGACGAAGGCCGAAGAGTTCGCTAGCAGCAGGCCGCAGAGCCAGTCATACGCACCCGCACGCCGTAGCACTGACCCGCAGGCGGGATGGGTATCGACTCAGACGCCGACAAACCCGCCGCCTCTCTACACGCCTGAGGAACGAGAGGCGCTGAAGAAAAAGTATCAGGCGATGACCGCTATTTTTGCCAAGACGGATAAGAACGTATGACCAAGTCAATCTCCGAAATCCTCGCCAGACTCACCGCCATCGCGGCGGAACGCAAGGGCACGGCCCCCCAGGTTCCTCCGAAGAAGGATCCTGCCCTTGTGCGCGAGATCGAGGCCCTGCGCGCAGAGTTCACCGAGAAGGACGTGCCCTTCACCGAAGGGGCGCTTGAGGGCATGGCGGAAAACCGCCTCCTTCATCGCAGGGCTGAAGAGCAGAACGCGGCACTGTTCGCCCAGACCGCCGCAATCCCGCGCCGATTCGCGAAAGCCTCTCTGTCGGACTTCATGCCGCTTGACGGCGTTCAGGCCGCCGCATTCGAGAAGGTCTGCGCGTGGTCGCAGGGCGTCATGGCCGGCGAGACCCCGTGGCTGATCCTTGCCGGATCCTGGGGCACTGGCAAGTCTCATATGGCCTGTGCAGCCCTCAACAGCCTGCGCGAGTGCAAGGGCATGACCGTCCGCTTCGTCGCTTGCCTCGACCTCGTGCGCGCCGTTCAGGACACCTACTCGAATGACTCCGACACGACTGAAGCCAAGATCACTGCCGACCTGTCTCGCATTGACGTCCTCTGTCTCGACGACGTAGCAGCAGACCCCACGGCTTTTGAGTCGAAGCTTCTGACTCGAATCCTTGACGCCCGCTACCGCAACGACCGACCGACTCTGATCGTTACGAACCTGTCGATCAGGGAGAGAGGCGGGAAACTCTCGGAGTTCGACGCCTTTGTCGGCAATTTGGTCGCCTCGCGCGTCCATGAATGCGCCACATACGTGGATTGCACGACCACCGATTTCCGCCGCATGGCGAGGAAGTGAGAACCCAAAGATGAACCAGCCCAATCAACGCAAAAGAGGCCCCAACGACTACACGTTCTTCGAACTCTGCGACCGTTACCCCGTCTTTTCTGACATCGACACGAGGAATCGGCAGGCTACAGAGCTCTGGGATGAGGTCACTGGGGATCGCATTCAAGTCGAGACGGTCGGCACCACGACCAGAGTCAAGAGAATCCGCGCAGGAGAGGACCGTGCTTTCGTCCTCGAGGTCTTCAAGGCATCGAGCCGAGACGCGGCACGAAACAAGCACTACGGCGTCGTAGGACGCATCCAGAGACAGGGGATCTAGACGCGCTGTCGAGATGTTGAACATGACGGCTTCTCCGTGGGGGTGGTTGATGGACAGTGTTGGGGAACACGCCTCAATCATCTCACGGGGGATCTCAAAACAAAACAGGAGGAAACAATGAGTGAACTCAAAGATGAAGATTTTCAGCCGGTTGAGCTGGAGGGAAAAGAAAACCTGCCCGCTATTGGCCAACGATGCTTGTTCATCCTCCGATCTTGGAAGGACAAGCCCGTCCACAACTTCCGCGTCTACGGCTACCGAGACGACAAGAGCACGATTTACATCCCGCTCTACAAAACCAAGCTCAACGTCATTTGCGTCAAGAGCTGGCGCATCGAGCCGGGTGACACCTTTCATGACGGGCATATCTGAGGACGCGACATGAATCTTTTCACACCTGCTGAAGAAAACAAGATCAAGCACCTTCTCTCGTCGATTGACTATGCAGAAACGCAAATCTGCATCGAAGCCAATCAACAAAAGGGACGACACAACTGGGAACGCACAGATGCTCGCAAGCGTGTGCGTGAGGTCCTCAAATCCGTCCGCAAGCAAGCCGATTCGATGCTTCGCCTTATGGACCGCTCAGACGCTGAGAGGATGAAGGTATGAATCGCAGAGTCCTCGCACTTGGACGCCTCAAGTCGGGTCAAATGAACAAAAGCGAAGCGGCTTATGCGACCGCGCTAGAAGCCGCCAGAAACGCGCAGGAGATCGTCTGGTACCAGTTTGAAGGCATCACCTTGAAGCTCGCTGACGGGTGCCGCTATACGCCGGATTTCGCGGTTCTACGAGCCGACGGCGTTATGGAGATGCACGAAGTCAAGGGCTACTGGCAAGACGACGCAAAAGCGAAGATCAAGGTGGCAGCCGAAAAGTTCCCGTTCGTTTTCAAGGCTGTCTACAAGCAAGCAAAGAAGGACGGTGGCGGTTGGCGCATTGAGGAGTTTTGATGATCACGAAAGAGCAAGAACAGCGACTTCGCAACTGGGCGCGAGCAAACCGCGAATGTCCTCGAGCAAAGAAGGGCGCAACGCAGGTTTTCTGCGAGTCACTTCGCTACTACTACGACCGACAACCGGAAGAGGATGAACAGCTTCCAGTGATGCGCCCGATGCCTGAAGCAAAAGGAATTGACCTGGCTGATGCAGACTTACTGGATGCGGCTTACCGAGACGAGCGCATGACCTCTGTAAACAGGGACGTTTTGCGCCTTCACTACTGTTGCTTTGTGTCACCGAACACCATTGAGCACAAGCTTTCTTTTGGGCATAAAACTTTTCAGAAGCATAAAGAACGCGCGGTATCTCAGCTCTTCTCTATCGTTGAAACTCTCAGCGAAACAGTGGTAAAATAAAAAATATTGACGAGCAGTTGGCTCACGGTTTGACTCCGCAGCTCCCGAAATGGGAGCTTCGGCGTGCCCGAAAGAAACGAACCCGCAAGCGTAAGCAAGCGGGTTTTTTGTTATCCCCGAAAAATGAAAAAGATTCTCTTGGCGGCTGTTTTGGCTGCTTTCTTTGTCTCTACTGCCGCTGATGCACGTGGTGGTCGAGGCTTTAGCGGCGGTCGATCTTTCTCCCGTCCTGCTCCGGCCAGAACCTATGCACCCAAGCGCACGACTGTTGTGAAGAAGAATACGACCGTCGTCAACCAGACCGTGAATCAGACCTCTACCTCCAGTGGTGGCGGCTTCTGGTCGACCGTCATGGGGGCCGCCGCAGGCTCTATGGCTGGCAATGCCATTTACGATGCAGTGACGAAGGATGACGAACCGAAGCAACCGGCACAGCCTCAGCAGCCACAGGTCATTTATGTTCCTGTCAGTTCTGACGGCAAGCCCGTTCAGCATGCGCAATAAGGCAAAATCCGCAAGGTGCAGACCCTGCGGGTTTTTCTTTTGATGGTGTTGACTAATCTCTAATTGGATAGAACATCTGCGATTCCGCCGGGGAAGTTTGGAAGAATTTTTGGGTGCTTCCACGGATTACCCTTAGCCGTCTTAGTCGCCTGGAAGAATTCTTCGTCATGATCTGCAACCCAAGACACTTTGTATTTCATGCCAAATGAACGACAGCGGACTACGTTTCTGATGAAGTTCATTCGATCCCAGACAGTCCAAACAAGCAAGGTGGCGATTTCTTCCTTACTGGCATTCGTTCTGTGGGGCTTGGAATCCCATTTTTCCTGAATGCGCCGATCCCGGATTTTTTCAAAGATCTCGGAGTTGTTTTTCAGAAATGAAATGACATCGGCTTTTGTCTTGATCGAGGCGCCACCGTTGATGTAGTCCTTGATCAGATCTTTAGCTTCCTGCGCTTTGAGTGAGTTGACGATGGTTTCGGGCTTAGTTTTTTCTCGTTCCTTTTCCCAATCAATCTCGTCTGGGTAGGGGTTGCAAAACATCATGTGCCATGCCCAAAGCCCTTTAGCAACGCAACGGGATTGCCAGTAGTCCCACTCTCGCCAGTGCCAGTCGGACTCTCCAAGAATTTCGAGGATGTTGGTGGCAATGCTTTCTTTGCCTTTTGAGTCGGAGTCGTATAGGTGACAGAGCTCTTTAACGATGAGCGACCGTTGCTCATCTGTAATGCCGTAAATCAGGTCGGAAGTGAACTTAGCCGCGTCTTCTTGCGTATACGGGAACTCGCTGTCCTTTGGCGGCGAGTCTGGCGACTGATTGCTTTCTCGTTTTGATTGTTTGCTTTCTTGTTTTGATCCAAAAAGCGTTTTTGCGATGGATGAAAAAAAGCCCATTGCGGTTCTCCTAGTTGATATTTAAGAGTAACGCTTTTGGATTTGAAATGAAATCAGGGTTATCCAGATTGTTTAGGGGGACTATGACTGAAAAAGCCAAAAGCCTTAGTGCTTCCAAAAAGAGGGGTCGTCCAAGCAAGTACACGGAAGATCTGGCTCAAAAAGTCTGCGACTTGATCAGAGAAGGCAAGTCAGAACGACAGATCTGCAAGATGCCTGGGATGCCTTCATTCGATGCGTTGAACGATTGGAAGACGAAGTATCCTGAGTTTCTCCACCAGTCCGCGCGCGCGAGGGAGGAGAGCGCTGAGAAGTTCAATGACGAACTCCTCGACCTCCAAGACGAACTCAACGACCAGTTGCAGACACGTCTCTCAACTGGTGAGGACTTCCCAAAGGGCGCGGTTGAAGCCTACAAGGTGCTGATGCAAGAGAAAGCCAGACAGGCTGCTTGGCGTGATGATTCGCGCTACGGCAATCGCAAGACCGTGAAGGTTGATGCGACTGAGAACGCCAAGGGCATGGCTGAGGTTTACGCAAAGATGTTGGAGGCTCAGAAGGATGGCTGATCCGTTCCGTGAGATCTGGAGACCGCACAGATACAAGGTCTTCTATGGCGGTCGAGGATCCGGCAAATCATGGGCGGTGGCGCAGGCCCTTGTGGTCATGTGCGACATGGCGAACATTCGCGTTCTATGTTGCCGCGAAATCCAGAACTCAATCAAAGACTCGTCCTATCAGATCCTGAGGGACACGGCAGAGCGTCTCGGCATATCGGGGCGCTTTTCCTTTTTGGAGTCTGAGATTCGTCACAAGCTGACCGGCTCGCGATTCATCTTCAAGGGCTTGCTCAGAAACGAGCAGTCTGTGAAGTCAACCGAAGGCATCGATATTTGCTGGGTTGAAGAAGCGCAGACCGTCTCCGAATCGTCGTGGGAGGTTCTGATTCCGACCATTCGCAAGCCGGGTTCAGAGATCTGGGTAACGTTCAACCCTCTGAATGCAGACGACCCGACGACGAAGCGATTCATTGAGAATCCGCCGCCAGAAGCCTACGTGCGCAAGATTAACTTTGATGAGAATCCGCACTTCCCGCCTGAGCTACGCGCTGAGATGGAGCATGACAAGGCGGTTGACTACGAGAAGTACCTTCACATCTGGGAGGGCTTCCCGCGCACCGTGTCGGATGCTCAAGTGTTCAAGGGACGCTACAGCGTAGAGAGCTTTCCTGACGATCTGTGGAAGAAGGCAGACCGCCTGTTCTTCGGTGCTGACTTTGGCTTTGCCAGAGACCCGAACACGCTCATTCGTTGCTTTATGTACGACGGAAAGCTCTACATCGACTATGAGGCGTATGCGGTTGGCATTGAGATTGACGAACTGCCTGCGTTCTACAGAACCGTTCCAGAGGTCGACAACTGGCCGATTCACGCTGATGCGGCTCGACCAGAAACCATCAGCTACCTTGCGAATCGTGCGAACCCGCCGTTCCGCATCAGTGCTGCCAGTAAGTGGCAGGGAAGCATTGAGGACGGCGTGGCCTACCTGAAAAGCTTCGAGAAAATCATCGTTCATCCGCGATGCAAGCACACTGCGGACGAATTCAGGCTTTACAGCTACAAGGTCGACAAGACGACTGGAGAGGTCCTTAAGGCCATTGTTGACAAGAACAATCACGCCATCGACGGTCTTCGCTATAGCCTCGATGGCTACATCACCAAGCCGGGCTTGTCCAAGTGGGCTCGCCTTGCGCAATGAGGAGCATCATGCGAAACAACAAAAGAGTCGGAAGGCGTTCACAGCGTTTCACCGACGGCGTGAGCAATGCGCTTCTGCGCGTCGGGCAGAACACACCGAACACATTTCAGAAGACGCGATACGTCCCTGAGTTCAAGTCACTAGAGCGCAATCAGCTCGATTGGGCTTATCAAGGATCGTGGATCTGCGGTCTGGCTGTCGACATCATTGCAGAAGACATGACGCGCGAAGGTGTGGACATCAAGGCAGGCGATCCGACCGTTGTGGACAAGCTCAATACTCAGATGGACGATCTGGGCGTTTGGAACTCTCTCTGCGATGCGATCAAGTGGTCTCGCCTGTACGGCGGCTCGATTGCCGTAATGCTCATTGATGGCGACGACATGAGCAAGCCGCTTGGCAAGATTCGCCCAGGCTCCTTCAAGGGCTTGTGTGTCCTTGACAGATGGCAGCTTGACCAGACGCTTGGCTCAACAGTCCAAACGCTTGGAGCGGACTTCGGCAAGCCCGAGTACTACACGATCGTGAGCGGCTCGAGCGATGTGTCCATCCCGTCTCAGCGCATCCACTACTCACGTGTGATCCGCTTTGAAGGTCGACGCCTGCCCTACAACATCCGTCGTGCATACAGCGGTTGGGGCGCGTCAATCCTTGAGACCGTGTTCGACAGTATCGCAATGTTCGACTTGGCGACGGAAGGTGCGGCACAGCTCCTCTCCAAGGCGTACCTGCGCTACTACAAGGTCGAGGGCTTGAGGGACATCCTTACCAACGATCTGGCTGCGAAGGGCTTCCTGAAGCAGATGGACTACATCCGCATGTTCCAGGGCATCGAGGGCATGACCCTTGGCGATTCGTCCGACGACTTCCAGACGATGACGTACACCTTCACGGGCATTCCTGAGGTCATGCTCCAGATTGGTCAGCAGATCTCTGGTGCTATTGGCGTGCCTCTTGTGCGCCTCTTTGGTCAATCGCCCACGGGCTTCAACTCAACGGGTGAAAGTGATCTGCGCACGTACTACGACAACGTGAAGCACGATCAGGACAGCGATCTGCGTCCTGGCATGAAACGCTTGCTCAACGTCATGTACGAGAGCGAGATGGGAACGCCGCCGGGTGATGACTTCAGCTTTGAGTTCAGGTCGCTTTGGCAGATGACGAACGAGCAGAAGGCACAGGCCGCTACGGGCATGGCCGGGGCGATCATCCAAGCCCTTCAGGCGGACGCAATCACCACATCCGTCGCGATGAAGGAGCTACGCAAGCTGTCTGACGTGATCGGTCTCTTCTCTTCCATTTCCGATGAGGACATTGATGAAGCCGAAGAGATGGACAAAGGACTTATGCCCCCGGCTCTTGGAGGAATGAATGAAGATCAAGTCGAAAACGGCGTTTCGGGAGCCGACCAAAACGGCGAACCTAAACCGCTGGTACCGAAGGCGGTTGCTACAAATCGCGAAGCAGGTTGACCTGATCGCTCGGGAGTTCGACGAAGAGACCGATCTTTTCGTTGCGGTCTCCCAGATTCAACAGCGGCTCTTCTCGTATGAGGACTCGCTGAATGCCTATGCACTGGATATCGCAAGCGTCATGCTCAAGCGAGCCGATCAGGCGGACTATGACACTTGGTTGCGAGTTGGCGAGGGGATCACGAGGGCGACACGCAAGCGCCTTCGCTCTCCTGCCATCGCAAACGAATACCAGCGCATGCAGGCCGAGCAGGTTGATCTGATCAAGACAATCCCGCATGAGGCCGCCATGAAGGTTCATGAGTGGGTCAGGTCTGGTTTGGCAAACGGGCAGCGTTTCCCTGAAATTGCGGCTCGCATCAAGAACGAACTTGGCGCAAGTACAGAGGCCCGTGCAATTTGCATCGCACGAACGGAGACGGCTCGAGCACGATCCAACTTCACGCAAGCTCGAGCGAAGGCTGTTGGGTCAACCGGCTACATCTGGCGAACCGCCGGAGACGGGGCTGTGCGAGACATGCATGCTCGTCTTGACGGGACAGTGCAACGATGGGATTCACCGCCGATCTGCGAGGTCGGAAAAGGCGGAACGCCTGTTAGAAGTCATCCAGGATGCGTGTGGAATTGTCGCTGTTATCCCGAACCGCTGTTCTCCAAAACGGGGTATGAAAAATGAGATTCAAAGATGGTGCTGAGTTCTACACCGTCGAACAGCTAAGCCCTCGGCGCGAGAAAACGCCTGAGGGCTTTTTGCTGTGCAAGGACGTGCCGATCAGTCGTGTTGGTGAGTTCGACTACACGCCGCTTGAGACTGGTATCGCAGGCAAGGGCGGAAAGGTAGTCATGAGCCGTTCTGAGGCGGAACTATTCAAGCCTGAGACGATGGCGAGCTTTGAGGGCAAGCCCGTCGTCATCGGGCACGGTCAGTTTGCTGATCCAGACAACTGGAAAAAGATCAGCATCGGACATGTACAGAACGTCAGGCGAGGAGAGGGGGATCAAAGCTCCCTTCTTCTCGCGGACTTGCTCCTCCAAGACGCCGAAGGCATTCGGCTTGTCGAGGAAGGCCAGTTGACGGAGGTGAGTTGCGGATATGACGCCAAGGCCATCGACGACGGCGACGGTCGGGGGCATCAGGAGGGCATCGTGGGCAACCACCTCGCCTTAGTAGAAAAAGCTCGCTGTGGCGAGATTTGCAAAATAGGAGATGGTTTTATGAAACCGAAGTCCTGGAAGAACGCTCTGCGTCGCTTTTTCAAAGATGGCGACGAAGAGGGGTTCAACGAATGCCTTGATTCGGTCGAGGCAAATCCTGTAGGAGATGACGGTCAGGGCGAACCTGCTCCGGCTCCGACCGCTGAGGAACGCCTTGACGCGATCGAGAAGTCCGTGGCGGCCTTGACCGAGAAGGTCACTGCGATGGAAAAGCCGACCGCTGACGAAGAACCTCCCGAACCCCAAGAGGGCGCGGAGGGCAATGAAGGCGGTGAAGCCGATCCTGACGCTGAAATCGTCGCAGACGAAGAAGTCGAGCAGGTGATGGCTGACGCTGACGAACTCGCACCAGGCATTCCGAAGCCGCAGGGCGACGGCGAAGGCGGCAAGTTCACGCGCGGTCTGGTCGGTCGCATCAAGCGTAACGCTCTGAAGCTTTCTGGCAACAAGACGTTTGGCGACTCCGCCACGCTTGATGGTCAGGCTCTCGACGTGGCCTTCAAGGCGGCTGTTCTCTTGGCTCGCTCCAAGAACAACCCGACGGCTCGCGGCTTTGGTGACGGCGGCCAGCAAACGCCCGCTCGTCCGTCCAATTCCGAACTCAATTCCAAGTACAAAACCTTCTGGGAGGGCAAGTAATGTCTCAGTTCATTGGTACCTCGATGCCGCGCGGCTTCGCAGGTGAAATCACTCGCGGCTTCTTTGACTTCACGACCGAAGTCCACAAGAACAACGGTACGGTCAAGGCTTTCGGCGTTCCCGTCAAGCTCGACGGCCAGACCGTTGCCGCTACGACGGCCAACACGGATGCGGTCTACGGCTTTGCCGTCCGCGAATACGGTCAGGTGGATGCCGCAGGCGTCCAGAAGGCCGACATCCTGACGGTTCTCCGTCGCGGCTACATGGTCGTCAAGACGGCCGGCGGTACGCCCGCTCTCGGCGGCACGGTCTATCTCAAGACCGACGGCACGATCACGGCTGACAAGGGCACCAACACGGCTATTCCGGGTTGCACCTTTATGGGTGCTGCCGATGCTTCCGGCCTTGTCGAAATCGCTTTCAACATTTAAGGAGTGAAACATGCGCTTCACTGATGCAGAAATTTCTTCGACCGGCGCTTTCATGCGAGGCGAACTCGAACGCCTCGATCAGGAGCTGTACGCTCCGCTCGCTGACTTCACGTGGTCTCGTGACATTGACCTTCGTGAAGACGTGACGATTGCTGACGAGGTTACGTCCTTCATGCTCGCCAACTACGCGGGCGGCTTCGGCTCCATCGGCGGCTCCGGCAAGTCCTGGATCAAGGGCATGGACACCACCCCGGCCCGCGTCTCCGTCGAAACGTCGAAGGTCACGACGCCGCTCACCCCGTGGGGCATGGAAGTGTCCTACTCCATCTTTGAACTCCAGAAGGCCATGCAGGTCGGTCGTCCGATCGACGTTCAGAAGTATGACGCCATGAAGTTCAAGCACCAGCTCGACATTGATCAGCAGGTCTACATGGGCGACGAAGGCATTGGGGTCAAGGGCCTTCTCAACAATGATGCCGTTGTTGCCAAGTCCAATCTTGGTTCCGTTGACGTCAAGACGATGAGTGCCGACGACGCCGTCAAGCTCTTCAATGAGGTTCTTGAAGCCTCTTGGAAGGCAACTCAGTACATCCGTATCCCCGATACGATCCTGATTCCGCCGGCTCTCTTCGCAGCCCTTGCTTCCAAGCAGCTTCCGAACGTTGACAAGAACGTCCTGGAATACGTCCTCCAGAACAACATTGCCGTCTCCAACGGCGGCAGGCTCACGATCCGTCCGGTTAAGTGGCTGAATGACAGCTCGATCAATGGCGGCAATGGCCGCGTCGTCGCCTACACGAAGGCTCGCGACGTGGTTCGCTTCCCGCTCGTTCAGCTCCAGTCCATGGCTCCGCAGTACCGCGACTTCATGCAGTCCGTGCCGTACTACGGTGCTCTGGGCGGCGTGGAGTTCGTCCGTCCGGAAATGGTCTACTACGGCGACCTCGCCTAATGAGAGGAGGGCTCACGATGAAAAAGATTACCGTCGATGGGCCCGTCACTCTCAACCTCGAGGACAAGTCCCTCACCTTTACCAAGGGGCGCGTCTACGAGGTCGAGGACGAAGTGGCGGCACATCCCTACCTGAAGCAGTACATCGTTCGCTGTGAGGACGTTGAGCAGGCGGCCAAACCCGCTCGCAAGACGACCGCAAAAGCAAAGAAGGAGGCTGAAGATGCCAAGTCCGATGCCGCTGACGCTTGAGGACTTCCGCGAGATCTATCCCGAACTCACGGAAGACAAGTACTCCGATGCGGCGGTAAGAATCCGCTTGTCGCTTGCAGACAAGTTCTTTGCTGTCGACCGCTTTGAGGACGCTGATGTCCGTGCCCACGTCATGGGACTGTATGCCGCGCACTATCTCACGGCATACGGTCCCGCGGCATCCGGCGGGATTGGCTCAGGCGGGACGCTAGGGGTGGTTTCGTCCAAGTCTGTAGACGGTGCATCCGTGTCCTACGACACGAGCACCGGCACTGAGGAAGGGGCGGGCTTTTGGAATCTGACGCTCTATGGTCGCGAGCTGTATCGGCTCATGCAGATCTTCGGAGCGGGAGGCGTTCAGATATGAAGCAAAAGAGCCTGGCGTCGCTCACTCACACATCTCGAGCCAAAGAGCTCAACAAAAGCCTTGAGCGACTCAAGAACAGCGTGGTTTTTGTTGGCATTGCGTCAGGCTCCAAGAACGACGCTCGAGATGATGGCGGTCCGCCCAATCACCTTCTTGGCTTTGTCCATGAGCACGGTTCACCCGCAGCCAACATCCCTGCGCGTCCTTTTCTTGTTCCGGGCGTCAAGTCCGCAAAACAGGAAGTGACGGCAAGCATGGAGGCTGCGATGCGGGCCGCGCTCAACGATGATGATCGGACGGTCAAAAAGCTTCTTGAGCAGACCGGCATGCAGGCTGTGTCTGCCGTCAAGCTCTATATGCGAAACGGCGAGTTTGAGCCGCTCAAGCCAAACACGATCAAAAATCGAAACCGCAGTCGCCTGACGAGCGGAAAGCGCGAGAACGAAAAGGAAGGGTTGAAGATTCAACCACTGATCAATACCGGCGCTTTGCGCGACGCAATCGACTGCTACGTGGAGGACGGCGATGGCTGGACTTGATGTATCGGAAGTCATCCGAGACCCGCTTTTCACTTCGCCCGTTACCTTGATACCCAGAACGGAGACCGTCGATGAGCTCGGGAATCCCGTGTGGGTTGACGGGCGGACGGTAGAGGTTCAGGCGGTCGTTACGTCAGACATGAAGAGCATTGAGCGGCTTCCTGACGCTCTGCAACGCGCGGGAACGATCATGGTGCGCTTCATGAAGGACGACGGTCCGAGGGACTTTGGACACGGCTATGACGCCGTGAAGTGGCGCGGAAGGAAGTTTGTCGTAAAGGACTGCGCGGACTACTCGCAGTTCGGACAAGGCTTCATCCGCCTAACTTGTTGGCCTGAGGAGGCATCCGATGCCGGTTATCGACAGCCGCACGGCGCAAGTTCTAACGCCGGTTGGTTCTGAGAACACGAAGTCGCCCGAGGACATGCTGCGAGTCTGGCTTGCCGCACTGACAGGACTCGACAATGCGCACGTCAGGCGCAGATGGCTCGCTCGACCTGGTACGCGCTTTGCTCTTGATGAGGATTGGGCGGCGGTCGGCATCATCTCCGTTTCTACTTCGGGAACGCCCTATCAGCAGGGGCACAAGGGGCGCCTGGACGATCCCGTTTCAGGGGACATCAAGCGCATCAGTCACCAGACTCTGACCTGCGTGGCTTCCTTTTATGGCTCAAACGCACAGGAGCTCGCTGACACCTTCCGCGAAGGCGCTCAGATCTTTCAGAACGCAAACGCGCTCAAGAAGGCAGGCCTTGTGCTTCAGGGCATCAACGAGGACGTTCAGCACCTTCCTGACTTTCTCTTTGAGCAATGGGTTGACCGCTACGACGTGACCTTCAAGGTCGGTCGTGAGGTCGTCCGCACATACGGCGTCCGCGATCTTGCGAGCGTCGGGGATATAGAGATTCACACTGAAAAGGGGACGCTATGACAGCACCTACTCTTCCGGTCTCTGACGTTGTCAACGTCAAGATTGAGATGTCGCCGACGGCGGCCGCTCTCCGAAACTTCGGGGCCTGCCTGATCGTCGGAACTTCTGATGTCATCGACACTCAGGAGCGAATCCGCGCATACTCGGACATCACGTCCATTGCGCAAGACTTTGGCGTAAAGTCGAAGGAGTATCTGGCCGCACAGGCCTTTTTCTCGCAGTCTCCCAAACCCAATGCCGTTCAGATCGGACGTTGGGCGAAGTCTGCGACTTCTGGCCGACTTCGCGGCCGCATGCTGTCGACTTCTGAGCAGGACATCGACAACTTTAAGAATATCGGAACGGGAGCCATCACCTTCACGATTGACGGACGATCCAAGCCGATCTTCAGCGTAAGCCTTTCCTCTGAGAGCAATTTGGACGGCGTGGCATCTCGCATCACGACGGCCCTTGGCGGTTCTGGCACGTGTACGTGGACGGGCACTCGATTTGAGGTGACGTCTTCTACGACCGGTGCAAATTCGAGCGTTGTCAGCGCTGACGAAGGACAGCTTGCGCAGGCTCTCGGTCTGAACTCTGCCGCAACTTCGGTTAATGGCTGCGCGGCCGAATCTCTAACCGAGGCCATTGCCGCCTTTACGGACTTCCAGGGTTGGTACATGGCTTGTTTTGCCGAGTCTGCGACGGACGAGGAAATGATTGCCGCCGCCGGATTCATCGAGGCGGCCTCCCCCGCACGCATGATCGGCTTTACGACGCGGAATACGTTTGAGATCGATTCGACGCACGCCGATACGCTAGGCGCGAAGCTCAAGGCTCTCGGCTACAAGCGTACCGTTGTGATGTACTCGAGCACGTCTGACGTTGCGGTAGCAAGCATCTTTGGACGCATGAGCACGGTCAACTTTGAGGGCTCCAATACGTGCATCACCTTGAAGTTCAAGCAGTGCCCGGGTGTCGCGGCTGAAAACCTCCGCATTTCTCAGGCAAACACGCTGAAGTCTCATAACGTCAATGTTTTCGCGGCTTACCAGAACGACACGAGCATTCTTCGTGAAGGCATCACGTCGGGCGGCTGGTTCATCGACGAAACTCACGGTTTGGACTGGCTTCAGAACCGCGTGGAGACTGACCTGTGGAATTTGCTCTACACGAGCAAGAAGGTCGGACAGGACGAAATCGGCGCAGACAACCTCGTAGCGACTGTCAGCAAGGCGCTCGAGCAGGGCGTGAAGAACTGGTTGATTGCGCCGGGTGTCTGGAATGGCGATTCCTTCGGCGCGCTCAAGACGGGCGACACGCTTGCCACCGGCTACTACGTGTATATCCAGCCTTTTGACGAACAGTCTCAGTCTGATCGCAAGGCTCGCAAGGCTCCGCCGATTCAGATTGCCGTGAAGCTCAAGGGTGCAATTCACTTCGTTGATTGCACGATCACGGTCAACCGATAAGGAGATTTAAATGGCGACATTTTCCTTTATGGATGTGACGGCCTCTCTGGCCGGTGCAACGGGCGTTGTCGACCTCGGTTTCGGTTCTTCCGTGACCAAGGAAGGCATCACTGTGACTGCGTCCGGTCCTCGAAACACGATGACCCCTGGCGCGGACGGCGAGGTCATGCACAGTCTCAAGGCCGATAAGAGCGGCACTGTGACGGTGCGGCTTCTGTACACCTCTCCCGTAAATGCGACTCTTCAGACGATGTTCAATGCTCAGAGCCTCTCAAGCTCAGCGTGGGGCAATAACGTCATTACGATCCGCAACAAGGGTAATAACGAAATCATCATGTGCCGAAGCGCTGCTTTCCAGAAGCTCCCTGACCGAACCTTTGCAGAAGAAGGTCAAATGGTCGAGTGGGTCTTTGACTGCGGCAAGATTGACGTGATCACTGGGAGCTATTAATGCTTGAGCCGCTTGACGTAACTGTCGGCGGCCGCCTTTACAAGGTAGGCCGTCTGGACCTTTTTGACTCTCTCAACGTGAGCCGTCTTGCGGCTCCCATCCTTCCGATTCTCTTCCATGAGGTTCTGAGCAAGGTTGCGCTTGAAGTGATGAACTCTCCCGATGCCGACAAGGCGTCTCCTGAGGAGCGTATCGAAGCGATTGGAAAGTTGATCTATCTGTCCGCGCCGATCCTCAAGGCGCTTGCGGACATGCCCGAGGCGAACTTCCGCAAGATCGTTCGCACCTGTCTCTCCTGCGTTGAGCGCAAGACGGACAGGGTTTGGGCAAAGGTCATGGCCGACGGGAACTTGATGTTCCAGGACATGACGCAACAGGACTGCATGACGCTTGTGATCCATGTGCTGAGCCGTGAGCTCCGCCCTACTATTGCCGCGCTCGGTCTATTTGGCGGGGCGGCGGCGAGCGGGAAGACGGCGGGTTCAGAAGCCTCCCAGGCGGCCTAGATTATCTTCTGCGCCCGGTACATGCGGGCATGTGCAGATACGAAAGCCTCAGGGACGGTTCTCTCACGCTTGAAGACGTTCTGATCATGAACGTCAGTTTGGACAATCTCGCGTACAACCGCGGGTTAATCGAAAGGGAGCGCTATGGCAACCGTTCTTGAAGGCTTTCTCGTCTCGCTCGGCTTTAATGTCGACAAGAACGAGCTGGCGAAATTCAATACAACCATTGCTGAAGCAAACAGGCGTTTCATGAGCATCGGAAAGGCGGCTGTTGGTGCAGGTGTCGCAATTGGCGCGGCGTTTGCCAAGTCGACCTCTGAGGTCAACAACCTCTACAAGATCTCCAACAACACGGGGACTTCAATCTCCGGGTTGATGAAGATGCAGGGGGCTGTGGAGCGCGTGGGCGGCTCTGCCGAAGCGGTGAATGCCGCCTTCAGCGACTTTGCAACGAAGGCGAAAACATACGGCTCGAGCTTCGAGCAAATGGTCAGGCAGCAGGTTGGCGTCTCGCTTCGTGACGCAACGGGGCAGGCTCGAGATATGTCTGATGTGTTTGTCGATATCAGCAAAAACATCGCGCGGCTTGCGCGTACTGATCCGGGCCTCGCTCGCATGAAGGCCGATGCACTGGGTCTTGGCGGCATCTTTGACGACATTGTGAAGGGTGATTTTCCTGCCGAACTCGAAAGAGCCTCGCATTTTGCGGGGCTTTTTGGCAAAGAGATCGACAAGGGCGCGAACACATCTCATCGCTTGATGAATGAAATCAGTCAGGTGTGGGATACGATCGCCAAGGGTGCCATGAGCGCAACGGCTCAGATCACCGATGCGCTTCAGCTCGACAAAAAACTTGCGACATTCAACGACAGCTTCGCCGATTACCTGAAGTCGACCATTGACTCGCAGGTGCAGATCATCAAAGAGGCCTCGGGGTTTTTCGACTGGGTTGGAAAGGTGCTGTTCAAGTCTGGCGACTACTACGACAAGAGTCGCCAGAAGGTGCTTGAGGATCGTGTGAAGACCGGCAAGGCTTCGGCTGCTGAAAAGGTAGAGCTCCAAGACTTGAAGAAGTCCATGGACGTCAACGCAAAGGCAGATGCGGCACATATCGATCGCGGGGTCATGAAAGAACAGGGACTTGCGGACGATTGGGACGACACGCAAAAGCTGAAGGCAAGGTTCTTCGGCGTCGATCCTAATGACGAGAAGGCCATGAAGGCTCTCGCGTCACGACGGATCGAGTCGCAGGATTTGCTTGATGTTGAGGACGACAAGGATGCGTATGCGCTCGGGGTCGAACTCCAAAAGCGTCAGTACTTCGACGGAAGTCCTTATGCGAAGGAAGCGGCGGCTCAGAAGGCAGCAGGCATGCCGCCGTCTGTGTCGAACAGCCAGGCGACAAGCATCACGCAGACGATCAACATCACGGCTCCTGATGCTCGTGCCGCGGGCGTGGCAGTTGCTCAGGAGACCCAGAAGGCCGCTTCGCACGGCAACAGGAGGCTGATCTAATGCCATCGTTACCCTACAGCCTTGAGGCACTCCTTTTGGGGCGCTCAAGGGGAATTACTCCCGAGTCTGGAGACGCGATCATTCCTGATGTCGTGATCTCTGAGACACACGACGATGATGTGACAGTCACTCAGCATCCGGTTGACACGGGGGCTCCGATCTCAGACCACGCTTTTGCCCAACCTGCAATCGTGACCTGCGTTTTTGGCTGGTCCGATTCGTCAAGGCTGATCAACTCTGCGCTTGATGGCTCGATTCTCAAGGGCATGCAGACCACCAAGGACGTTTACGACAAGCTTCTTGAGCTTAAAAACGCCCGAATGCCGCTTCGTTTGTCGACCGGCAAGCGCAAGTATGACTGCGTGGTGATCACCAAGCTCAAGGTCACGACGACGGTCGATACCGAGAGCTCGGCGGTCATTGAAATTACCTTTCAGGAGGTGATTCTGGCCGAGGCGAAGACGGTGACGCTGAGCGCGGCAAAGCAGAAGAATCCCAAAAAGACGGCCTCAAAGAAGACGGGCTATAAGCAACTGATCCCGTCTGAGGGCTACCGCTATGGAGGTTGACGATGGCAACGTATCGCATCCCGCTTGATGCGGGTGCCCAGAGCTTCTCGATCATGCTGGGCGACTACCAGTACGAGCTCACGCTTGTGTATCGCGACTGTGTTTACGGCGGCTGGTATCTGGATGTGGTTCGGTCAGACGGCGAGGTGCGCTGTCTTGGCATCCCGATCATTGTTGGCGTAGACCTTTTTGCCCAGCACGCCTACAAGGGCATCGGGCATCTGGTGGCGTCGCTTGATGGTGGTGTTCAGCGAGTGCCCACATACGATGACATGGGTTCGCTTCTGACCCTGACTTGGAGCCTTGGCGATGAGTGAGACAAAGTACAAGCAGTGGCTTCGCTACTTTCGCTTGATCGTGCAGACCGGCAACGGGCAGGAGGCGCTAGACCTCAGCGAGTTTCGGTGCAAATTTCACATTACCCAAGCGATTGTTGGGAAGCCGTGCACGGCAGAAATCACCGTGTACAACGTTTCTTCTGAGACGGTCGACCGCATTCAGGCCCCCGTAAATGCTGTTGTTAAGCACAAGCACATGAAGGTGATCATTGAGGCGGGGTACCGGGAATCGCATTCGATGATCTTTCAGGGTGACTTGTGGTGGAAGTCCACGGGCAGAGAGTCCGAGACAGACACCTACATGCGCCTTATCGCCGCCACCGGTGATCGCGCACATCAGTTTGCCGTTTGCAATGCCTCGCTGCCGAAAGGCTCTACGCAGGCGGACGTGTACGACGCTGTTGTGACGAGCATGAAGCCTTACGGTGTTTCCTCTCCAAAGAAGCCCGATTTCATGGAAGGACGGCTCGCTCGCGGCAAGGTGATCTACAAGATGTCTGCCGATGCCATGCAGTGCGTAGCCGATACCAACGCTTTTGAGTGGGGGTATGGGACAGAAGGCGTGACGACGATTCGAAAAGATCAAACCTACAAAAAGAGCGAGGACGTGATCGTCCTCAACGCACAGACGGGCCTTGTCGGGCGTCCGACGGTAACGGTCGACGGTGTGGAGGCTCAGTGCCTGCTACAGCCGAGGATCGACGTTGGGTCGCTTGTACAGATCGATAACGGTGCCATTCAGAATGGTGATTACGACACCGCGGTAGAGGCCGACATCATGCAACAGCAGGTTGCCACCGGCGGCTTCATCTCTGCGGACGGTCTCTATCGAGTCTTGAGTCGTGAGCACTTCGGCGACACTCGCGGCAATGACTGGTACACAAAGATGGTCTGCGCGGGCGTCAATGCCGCACAGGCCCCGATGACACCGACGGCCATGAGCAATATTCCGAACCTATGATCTCAACGAATGACAGGGTCAATGACCCAATAGCAATACGAGACGCTCATTTCACGGGGCGTCAGGCGATGATCTGGACGGCTCTGCCGGGGATCATTCAGAAGTTTGATCCGGTCGAGCTGACGTGCGAAGTTCAGCCCGCAATTCAGGGAAAACAAGTCCTTGAGGATGGCGAGGTTGAGGTGGTGAATCTGCCTCTGCTGCTTGATTGTCCCGTTGTCTTTCCTCACGCGGGCGGATGCTCGATGACGTTCCCGATCAAGATCGGCGACGAGTGCTTGGTGGTCTTTGCTTGTCGTGCGATCGATGCGTGGTGGCAGTCAGGAGGCATCCAGCCGCCTGCTGAGACGCGCATGCACGACTTGTCTGATGGCTTTGTGATCCCCGGGCCGTGGAGTCAGGCGCAGCGCATCTCGGGCGTGTCGACCTCGAGGCTTGAGATCAGGAGTGATGATCATCAGGCGTTGATCTCCATTCACCCGAAGTCCCATGACGTGACCGTAGAAACGACAGGAACGCTGACGGGGACGATTGGAGGGGCAACGACGCTCAAGTGTCCGACGCTGAAGATTGATTGCCCGTCAACGACGATCACTGGTGACGTGAAGATTGAAAAGAGTCTGACGGTTGTCGGAGCGATCACCGGCACTGGCGGACTTGCCGTGTCCGGTGGTTCTGGTGCGACGGTAACCGGCGATGTGGTTGCAGACGGTATCAGCCTCAAGGGGCACACGCACACGGCGCAGGGCGAGCGATCCGAGACTTCGCCTGCGCACTGATTAGTGGGTTTACTAGGTCTGACGACTATGAAAAAAGACAAAGAACTGCCGTGGGTAATAAGGCTGGCTAGATGGTTGGCGTTGATCTACGCGGTAGGTTATGTGACCCATTGCTTCATGAATTGGTTTTCCTAGAGAGGTCCATGTGAGGGTAAGAAAGCTTGATGAAGCGGGCGACATGACGATGGGAAGAGGAAGTTCCTGCTTTCTCGCAGATACGCCTGATGCAGTCGCCCAGAACGTCGTGACGCGGTTGGCTTTATGGCGCGGCTCGTGGTTTCTGGATACGACGGAAGGGACGCCTTGGCTTCAAGAGATCCTTGGAAAGCACGAAGCGGTTGAATCCGTGCTGAGAGCCAGGATTCTTGACACCCCTGGTGTTACGGAGATTTCAAAGTTTGAGTCGATCCTGAATCCCGATACGCGAACGATCAGCATCAGTGCCGAGATTGAAACGCGGTACGGAACGGCAAAGATTGAGGAGGTTCTCGGATGATCAGCAGTCCGATTTTTGTAGTGTCCGCGAGCGGCATTACGGCACCGACATACGACGAAATTCTTGAGTACTTCAAGGACAGGGCGAGGACGATCTTTGGGTCAGACATCAACCTTGATGCCGACACGCAGGACGGACAGTTGCTTGCCATCTTTGCGGCCGCGATCAACGACTTAAACGCGCAGGCCATTGCGGTTTTCAACTCGTATAACCCGCACACGGCTTCGGGTGTCGCACTTGATGGCGCGGTAAAAACCAATGGTCTAACGCGATTGGATGCTTCGAAATCGCTTGTTGATTTGAAGCTTGTTGGCACGGCCGGCACGGTTATCACGAACGGCGTGGCGATAGACACCTCTGACAATCGATGGCTGCTTCCTGCGCAGGTATCCATTCCGCTTTCTGGGGAAGTGGTGGTGACGGCGGAGGCGCAGAAGGTTGGCGCTGTCTCGGCGGGTGCAGGGTCTATCACGAAGATTGGTACGCCAACTCTCGGATGGCACAGCGTAACGAATCCCGTTTCAGCTCAGGTAGGCGAAGACGTCGAGACGGATGCCGCACTGCGCGTGCGCCAAGCTCTTTCGACAATGCAACCGACGGTGGGTCTATGGGAAGGCCTTATCGGCTCGCTCGCTCAGCTCGATGACGTTCACTCTGTGGCTGGCCGACACAATGACACGGGCACGACATCGAGTGACGGCATTCCCGCGCACTCGATAGCAATCGTCGTTGCTGGTGGCAACGTTAATGACATTGCCGAAACGATCTTCAAAAAGAAGAGTCAGGGCGTCGCGACGTTTGGAAGCACAAGTGTTCAGTACACGGACTCCTTCGGAAATGCGAACGCCATCAAGTTCAGTCGTCCGAGTGATGTCAAGGTTTCTGTCGAACTGTCGGTCAAGCCGACGGCATCTTGGTTGAGCACCGTTGAGGGTGAGATCAAGGAGCGCGTAGCCTCGTATATCAATGGGTTGGAAATCGGCGAGGTGGTAAGCCCTGCAAGGGTCGCGACTATCGCCGTTCGTCGGAAAGACTGTTCTTTTGATGACGCTTTTACCCTGGAGAAGCTGTTGCTTAACTCTGCGGCTTCCTCGGTGAAGATTGCGTGGAATCAAAAGGCCGTTTGTTCTGCGTCGGACGTCAAAGTTACGGTGGGGTAATGCCATGCCGAACGAGAACGAATACACAGAACTCATCGCGGGCGCACACAGAGAGAGGCCTCGCTTTACGGAATGGGTGTACCAGCTTACCAAGCCGGTACTTGAGGCGCGTCTTGGGCTCGCGGACATGATCAATAGGTATGACGTCGATCTTGCCGAGGGAAAACAGCTTGATGCGATCGGCGTCCGAGTAGGCGTGAACAGGCGTCTCAAGCTAAGAATTTCTGACGTCTTCTTTGCTTTTGACGACGTTGACGGCGTTGGTTTTGACTTAGGCGTCTGGAAAACGCCAAGGGATGACGCATACGGCGTGACAGAGCTCAGCGATAACGTCTACCGAATGCTCATTAAGGCGAAGATCGCGCTTAACCAGTACCGAGGGACGAACGAGTCCGTCAAGGAACTTCTTGAGCTGGTGATGAGTGCTTTCAACGTTACCTCTGCCCAGTGGTCGTATGTCGATAACCAAGACATGAGCGTTGACATTTTTATCTCTCGAGCGTCAGCGCCGCCGATAGTCTGCGAGATCTTCAGCAAAAACGTCTTCACCCTTAATCATGCAGGGGTTGAAGAAAGGGTTCGACTGGCTATATCGGGAAACCTTGCCACGACAGACGGTACGGCGTTAGCGACCGAAAAGGGCGACTACTTACTGATGGACTTTAAGTGATATGGCAAAAAACTATTTGACTCCTTTTGCTAATGCTCGGGACGCAAATGTTACGAGCGAGTATGAGTGGGCTTCTGGCGAGATGGCCTCCACCCTTTCCAAGGGTTTCCAGTCTGGCGTGGCGAGATCAGATCGCGTAAACCGAGCACTCGCTCAGGGTACTTCGGCGGGCTATTCGATTGGCCAGCTTGTTGCCGACTACGCGAATCAGGATGCGGGCATTGATGCCAAGGCTTTATATGACGGGTTTAAAAAGGCGCTTGAGAGGTTCTCCAGAATCTCCGTTGTTGATGTGGTCTATCCGGTTGGTAGCATCTACTGTTCGACCTCGTCAATTTCTCCGAGCACGCTGTTTGGCGTTGGCGTGTGGGAGCGCATTGGCGCGGGGCGATGTCTAGTCGATGCTGGCGACGGTTTTGTGGCCGGATCTCAAGGAGGTGCAGATACGTGCCGCCTCACCGCAAACGAAATGCCGCCGCATTCGCACTCAGCAACCGTAGATCCGTCAGGTGAGCATGCGCACACTCGAGGCACGATGAACATCACAGGCGAGTTCGGCTGTGACGACCGTGCAACATGGATCGCGAGAGGTGCTTTTTCTTCCCAACAGCACACGGAAAACAATACGAGCGCTGATGGTGGCGATGGAGCGCCTTGGTACAAGATTGTGTTTGATGCCTCTCGTTCGTGGACTGGCGAAACTTCCCGCGGCGGCGTGCATAAGCACTCTGCGCAGATTGGGTCTACTGGTGGCGGTCAATCTTTCTCAGTCCGCAACCCGTATGTGGCGGTCTACATGTGGAAACGTGTTTCATAAGGAGCACTCATGGCAACAATCAAGGTAAGCGACCTGCCGAAGAAGGCAACGCTCGACAGTTCCGACAGAATCGTCGGTTACAGCGAAGGCGGCGGAACTTCTCTTTTGATGGCCCAGTCCTTCATCGACATCAAGACGGCCGCCGAGGCTTCGGCCAAAACGGCCGCGAGCAAGGCGAGCGAGGCGACGTCTGCGGCGAACACGATCACAAGCAAGGTGAATGAAGCAAACGCTTCTGCCAACACTGCAGCGAGCAAGGCTCGAGAGGCAACGGCTGCCGCTTCAGCAGCGGCCGATTCTGCCAGAGTCAGTGCCTTCGCAGTCAGGTACTCGAGCGCGGTTTTGTCAGCGTCTACGACGAAATCCCTCACGGTTCTGACGCCGTCCTCGAATGCGAAGGTTGGCGACATGGTCGTTGATCCGGAGGGCTCGGTTTTCAATATCAACAGCGTGAGTAGTTCGACATTCACCGTTGGTTCTCGGTTGACGAGTCTGCGCGGCCCCGAAGGCAAGGCGGGTGCAGGCCTGAAAATCCTTGGTGAGTACTCATCCTTGTATGCCCTTAAGCAGGCACACCCGATGGGGGCGGCCGGCGATGCATATCTTGTCGACGGACATACGTATTTCTGGGGACAGGAGGCGTCGACGTGGATCGATGGCGGCAAGCTTCAAGGCCCTGCGGGGCCGGTGGGGCCTGCGGGTATGTCAGCGGTAATTGCAGGTGCAACCGCCTCAATAGGCGAGCTTTATGGCACACCGTCTGTATCCGTGTCGATCGGCGGCTCGGATGTCTCCCGTACCTTTGACTTCAGGTTTTCTGGTTTGAAGGGTGAGCCTGCCGACACGTCGAAGCTGATCCTGCGACAGGGCGATACTGGATCCATTACGACTTATGAAAGTGTAGTAACCGCCGATACGGTTTCTGACGCATCAGCGCGATCGATGTCGCTTGCGGCAGGAGGAAGCCTGATGGTTCTCAACGGGTCAAGCGGTAAGTCGTGGATCACGGTGGTGGCTTTGCAAGGCTCTGCGACGATCAACCTTGGTTCGTCCTGGGCGTGGCAAGGGTCATCTCCTACGCTTGCCAAGGGCTTGGTAACGCTCGCTTGGTACGGTGACTTTGGCGTTGCAACATTCACGAAGTACGGGAGCTGATGATGATCAGACTGTGGAGATACAAGGGAAAGGACTACACGTCCGAGTGGAGCGTGCGACAGGCCGTTTTTGAGACTGATCGTGTGTCTTTTGGCGAGGTGCCTGAGGGCGAAGAGGTCGAGTTCTGGAAGCGGTTTGACGTGACTTACGTCGAACGCGACTACTCCGACGAAGAGAAGGCTGCGCTTGAGCTTGATGAGGCAAAGCGTGAGCGTGCGGAAAAGGTTGCGTCCTTGACCGTTGAGGTTGACGGCATGACCTTCGACGCAGATGAGACTTCTCAGACGCGCATGACAAGAGCAATTGCCGCGGCAGAAGCAACCGGTTTGACGGAAACCGTGTGGGTTCTTGCTGACAACCGTGTTGTGAAGGTAACGCTTGCGCAGATGAAGCAGGCTCTTGCAAAGTCCATGCTTGCGATGGGCGAGCTGTGGACGGTTCCGTACGCAACGAGGGGCTGATCATGCTCAAGAAAGAGATGCTGTTGACAACTATGGACGGAGTAACCCAACCGGTTAGCATTCTTTTGACTATCACGGTTCGGGCTGTGGCTGGCGGCGTCAGGATCTTTGACCCTTTGACAACCTTCTCAATTACTGCGACTTACGGAGAAAACAAGTCCGATTATTGGTACACGACAATTCCTAACAGGCTTGAGGTGCATACGTATAACGATTCGTTTATTGGTGTTGTTGCGGACAAAGGTTACGTAGATACAGACGGGTATTCGTACATAGACCTGCTTGACCACAAGTATGGCGCGATAAGCCTCGAGGTAGTCACTACGAATTAACGCGCGGCAGAGATGCCGCGTTTTTTATTGGGGAAAAGATGGCTGCTGATTTTGATTTTGAGCTTGATCAGGGTGCCGACTGGGTTATCCCGATTGAGCTCTACGACGCCGAAGACAAGCAGATGGACTTGTCGGGTTTTACGGCTCGCATGCAGATTCGTGCGAGCGCAGGTAGCGGCAAGGTCAGTGATGAGCTGACGACTGAAAACGGCCGCCTTTCGATCGATGGCGGCACGATCACAGCAAGGTGGCCGAACGCCGTCACGACGGCGATGAGCGCGGGGCGGTATGTCTACGACATTGAAATTGTGAGCGCGGAAGGCATGGTTGCAAGAATCCTAGAAGGCAATTTCATTTTGCACAGGGAGGTTACGCGATGAGCGAAACAATCTGGCCCAGCACGATCGTGGTTGAAAGGCAAGTAACTCTGCCGCCGATCAGGATCAAGACGCCGGGCATCCAAGGCGGCAAAGGTGAGCGCGGCGATTCTGCCGTGATCGAGGACGTGACGGCTTCTGTCACGAACGCCGTGGGGACGCCTTCGGTCGGCGTGACTCTTGGTGGCACTCCACTCAAGCGCACGATCCATCTGGACTTTGACAACCTAAAAGGCGAGCCGGGCGTTAATGGCGAGTCTGCAACGATAGAGTCAGCGACGGCTACTGTTGACCAGTCCGTTGGCACTCCCTCCGTCACCGTCAAAACGGGGGGTACTCCGCAAAAGAGGACGTTTACCTTCGGCTTTACGAACCTCAAGGGTGAGCCGGGCCGTGACGGTATTGACGGCATAGATGGCAAGTCTGCCGTCATCAAGTCCGTTACCGCAACCGTTGACGACAAGGTTGGGACGCCTGCCGTCATCGTCCAGACGGGCGGCACGGAGCTTGAGAGGACGCTTGCTCTCGAGTTCAAAAATCTCAAAGGCGAGCCTTTCCGCTTTGAAGATTTCACGAAAGAACAGCTGGCTTTGCTGAAGGGTGAAAAGGGCGACCCTTTCACTTTCAGTGACTTCACGCAGGAGCAACTGGCTTTGCTCAAGGGGGAGAAGGGCGATGCCTTCACTTTCGGCGACTTCACTACCGAACAGCTGGCTTTGCTCAAGGGCGAAAAGGGTGATGCTTTTACTTACGATGACTTCACCCCTGAACAGCTTACGGGGCTGAAAGGTGCCAAGGGTGATCCCTTCACGTTTGCTGATTTCACACCAGAGCAAAAAGAAGAGCTGCGCGGTCCGGCCGGCAAGGACGGCACGGATGGTGTCGATGGCATCGATGGCCAGTCTGCTGTGATCGAAGGCGCTACGGCTTCGGTGACTCAGACCGTTGGGACGCCTGCTGTCGACGTACAGCTCGGCGGGACTGCGCTCAAGCGCACTTTCGCTTTCTCTTTCGCAAACTTGAAGGGCGAGCCTGGCAAGGACGGGAAGCCGTTCACCTTTGCCGACCTGACGCCTGAGCAGAAGGAAGAACTCAAGGGTGATCCGGGTGCTGGTCTGACGATCCTCGGTGAGTACGCCTCGCTTGATGCTTTGAAGGCGGCGCATCCGACTGGCAAGTCTGGTGACGCCTATCTGATCACAGGGCATATCTGGTATTGGGCGGCTGAGTCCAAGTCATGGGCTGATGCAGGTCAGCTCCAAGGTCCGCAAGGCCCTGCGGGCAAAGATGGCAAGGCGCTAACCTTCGCAGACCTTACCGATGCGCAGAAGGAAGAGCTTCGTGGCCAGCCTGGCCGCGATGGCAAGGATGGCGAAAAGGGCGCAGATGGCTCGCCAGGACGCGATGGCGCTCCTGGTAAAGACGGACCGCCGGGTGCGGACGGAAAGCCTGGCAGGGACGGCGTGGACGGAGCCAAGGGCGAGGACGGTAAGCCTGGTCGAGATGGTGTCGACGGTCAACCCGGTGCTGACGGTAAATCTGCAAAGATCACGTCTGCTACAGCTACGGTCACGAACTCTTCAGGCATTCCTGCCGTCACCGTGACCCTCGGCGGGACCGAACTTGAGCGCACTCTTTCCTTCGATTTCTCAAACCTCAAAGGAGAGAAAGGCGCTGATGGGAAGCCAGGTGAAAACGGCAAAGACGGTCAAGCAGGCCCTCGCGGAGAGCCGGGGCGAGACGGCAAAGATGGCGAGGCAGTTTTCATGCAGTTCTCTGTCGACGGAGATGGAGATCTTGTGCTGAGCACGCTCGCAGAGCAACAGACGAAAAACTACACGATCAACGAAAACGGAGAGTTGGAGGTGAGTGATGGCGAAAATTAAGATCGGTCGAGTTCGACCAGTCTACAAGGGCGACTACAGCGCGTCTACAGCGTATGTCGTGCTTGATCGAGTCAAGCACAACGGCTCGGTCTGGGAGTGCGTTGCGGACGCCACGGGCGTTGAGCCTCGGGCGACTTCCGCAAGCTGGATCGAAATCGGCGCAAAGGGCGATACGGGAGCGGCTGGCAAGGATGGCTTGAATGGCGCGAGGGGTGCTGACGGTGCACCTGGGAGAGATGGCGTCAATGGTCAGGCTGCGAAGATCACGAATGTGACGGCTACTGTAGATCAGACAGTCGGAACTCCGAGCGTCACGGTTTCGCTTGGTGGGACAGATCTTCAGCGAACGATCAATCTTTCATTTAGTGGCCTCAAAGGCCAAACAGGCGCCACGGGCGCTCCCGGTGCTACGCCAGACGTCTCTGGACTTGTCCAGAAGTCAGGGAATCGCGGCTCGCTTTCTGGCTACGAAGCAATGTCGTCTTCGTACAGTGTTACCGTCACCAGCACCTCTGCTGACGATCAGGTGGCGGCAGGAACGATTACTGTCCAGAACGGTACTTCAGGACAGACGTGGCAAAAGAATGTCGCTATCACGAGCGCGGGCGCAAAGGTTTCGCCCGGATCGAACTGGAAGTGGGCAGGCGGTAGCGCACCCGAGGTGAAAGCAAACTCGCTGCTTGTGTGCAAGTGGTGCGGTACTTTCGGCATTTTGTCTCTCATCACGACGGAGTAACGTATGAAAACTGAAACTTACACCTACGGCGAGACGGTTTACTACTCCGTCCACGCTGTACGAAAAGCAATCTCGAAAGCTACGGGCGTTGCCTTCGGCGCTCCACAAACCGCTGAAGAGTGGGCGGCTCTTGGCGTCACTTATGAAGTGAAGGAAGAGCCCGATCCTGAGCCGTACACGCCGACGCCTGAAGAGCTTGAAGAGATGGCCTTGCAGGAAGCGAAGCGTGAGCGCCGTGAGGCTGTGGAAGCTATCCGCGTAGAAGTAGACGGGCTGATCTTCGACGGAGACGAGGTTGCTCAAAGTCGCATGGCTCGCACTATCACCGTCGCAGACGCCTCTGGACTCACAGAGACCGAGTGGGTCCTCGCAGACAATCGCGTCGTCAAGGTGACGAAAGCACAGCTTCAACAGGCGCTTACGAAGGCGATGGTGGCGATGTCCAACCTCTGGACGAAGCCGTATGAAAGGAGCAAGTCATGAGACATCCGGACGGACTTCAGGTGCTGATCGCTTTGGATCAACTGGCAAACACTTTGCTCTGCGGCTATGCGGACGAAACCATGTCCGCGAGGGCGTGGAGGCACTACATGGACGGCTCTCGCTCGTGGTCGTGCAGGCTGATCGACACGCTGTTCTTCTGGCAGAAAGATCACTGCAAGACTGCATGGGAAAGCGAGATGAGCCGTGCTCATCTTCCGCCGAGCATGAGGGAGGTGAAGGATGTTCAGTAGAGCACTTCTTCTTCGAGGCGCTGGGGGAGGCATTAGCCAGACGATCGGCAAGGCAGGTGACATGGGTTTCGGTGTCGGCGTTTACGGCGGCTCCTCTGCGGATTTGGCAGAAATGAAGCTCACGCCGATGGCCGGATATGACGATCCGTCTCATGCGAACTACGGCAACTATCAGCACGAGACCGGCTCTGTCATGTGCTTCGTTCCCGCGTTCTGTTACAGGATCGGCAATCCTGCCGCTCCGTCTTATCAGCGAGACAAAGAGAATGCCCTCGAGATCCGAGATGCCGCTCTTGGTGAAGGCGACGGGTGGTTTCTCCACCGCGCTTTCATCGACGGCGGGCAGCAGAAGTCTGGATTTTTCTTCGATAAGTACATCTGCTCGAAGGATGTCTATGGAAGATACGCAGTTTCAGTCAAAAACGGAGACAATATCGTGCTTGACTCGGGACAGGCGGGTTCAAACGGCATGATGTCGGGGTGCTCAGGGTCGATTTACGACTCGATTGCTCTGGGGCACGCTCGTGGACAAGCGTATTTCGTTACGACGGCTTTTCAGTGGTCTGCAATCGCCATGCTTTCGCTTGCCCACGGTCAGGCCGCGACGAGTTCGCGGTGGTGCGCATGGTACGACTCGCTTGGCTATACCAATTACCCCAGGGGCAACACGCAAAGTCTGAAAGACGTTAACGAGTCATCGGTTGTATGGACTCCGCACAGCGCCAAGCCGAATGTTGGCAAAACAGGGTCAGGCACTCCGTTTAACAAGACAACGCACAACGGCCAAGTGAGCGGGATTACTGACGTCTCGGGCTCACAGTGGCAGGTTGCATTGGGGGTAACGAATCCGTCAACTTTCCAAATCAATGTCATGAAAGAAAGTGTTAGTGCTTGCGATTTTGAAATTGGCAATCGTACAGATTCTTCATTTTTTGACTCTGTTTCGATTGACGCAGGTTCTGGTGCAAAGTATTGGGGAGGAAATGCCTTTGACGCAAGGTCGGAGTCTGGAACGCCGAGACGAAGCCTTTGCGGTGTGTTGCCAAGCTCATATCAAAGTCAAGGCAATGATTTGCTAGGGCGAGATATTTGCTATTTGGGTAATGGCATTGACAGCGTATTGCTTTGCTCAGGTGGGAATAGTTATGGTGCGTCCGCTGGCATATGGGCGAGATACTTTAGTTCATGGAATCGCTATGCCGAAAGTTACGGCTTCCGCATAGCGGGCTACGCAAAGTAAACAATCAGGCCTCCGAGGCAACTCGGGGGCTTTTCTTATTAGGAGCGTTCATGTGCGATGAACTTAGTCCCATCAAGAGGTTTGTGGCCATGCTCTCTTCTGGCACGGCCTCGGGTGCGGTTAAGGCGTCTCCGGGTGTAGCTGTCACGGGCCTGACCGTGTATGGCTTTACCGTTGAGACATGGGTAAGCGTGCTCACGTGCGTTTACCTGATCGTAATGATCCTTGGGTGCTTGCCGAAGGTGATTGAGTTTGTGCTCTACCTCATCAGTTTTGCAAAACGGAAGAGGCCGAGCACGGTTGTGCCGGTCAATCAGCGCGACGACCGTGGCGCGATGATCCAGGCGATCGCGAAGGCAAAGGGGGAGAAGAGTGAGTCTTAAGAAGAGACTCGCGGCGGGGGCCTTGTCGCTTTCTGCGGCAGGGCTGCTTGCTATTGCGAGCTATGAAGGGTATCGAGGCGAGGCTTACATACCCGTGTCGGGTGATGTGCCGACCATTGGTTTTGGCTCGACCGAAGGCGTGAAGATGGGCGACAAGATAACCGTGCCTCATGCGCTTGAGAGGCTGAATCGAGATGTCGGCAAGGCTGAGAGCGCGATCGGCACGTGCGTGACTGTGCCTCTGACGCAAGGCGAGTATGACGCCTACACAAGCTTTTCGTACAACGTCGGTACCAAAGCTTTCTGTACTTCGACGCTTGTCAGAAAGCTCAACTCAGGCGACTACGAAGGTGCGTGCGAAGAGATCAAGCGCTGGGTCTATGCCGGTGGTCGAAAGGTCGACGGTCTGGTGACACGACGTGAGCAAGAGTACGCGATGTGCGTTGGGCGATAAAAGGAAAAGCCGCTCAGTTGTGGAGACTGGGCGGCTTCGGATATATAGACCGATTGGTATAGGTGTCTATGGAGAATATTTTATCAAACTTGATCGTCGCTTTGCGACTTGGGGAGTTGATGATGGTCGAGGATTTGACGTGGCAGGCGATTGGTACGTACTTCGTGTTCTTTGGCCTTGGTGGTGTGGCTATTGCATGGGGGCTTGCTAAAACGGTCAAGGCATGGAAGGATGCACTGAGATGAATAGCCTTGTCCTGAAATATGTGGCGGTACTTGTAGCGAGTGCCGCCTTTTTTGTCGGCGGCTACCAGTACGCGGCGGCACTCTACGGAGCGGACATTTCCGCACTGCGCGAGGATTATGCGACACGCGCTCATGCGTTGGAGGTGAAGTATCGTGAGAAGGAGAGAACCTATGCACAGAGCCTGGTTGAAGCGTGGGAGGTGCGCGATGCCGCACTGGCTCGCGCTAGTGACTTGTCTGGCGACCTTGACAGGGTGCGCCGTGAGGCCGACGCAGCCCGCCGTCGACTGTCCGCAGCCGCCAGCGGTACCTGCGACGCTGAAAGAAAGCAGCTTGCCCGATGCACGGACCTTGTCGAGCGAGGCGCAGAGCTGGTTCGACGAGGCGTCGAGCTTTCTGAGCGGACTGCGATAGACAAAGAGGCAGTCGTGAAAATAACAGAAGCCCCTAGATCGTGATGACAATCTAGGGGCCATTGCTAGCTTGTTGCTACTCTAACCCAAAAAGGCCAGGCTTTATACCCATAATCAGAAGCGCGCATAATTTTACCTGTACGCCAGTGTTTATATGATGTACAAAATACAAGCTTGCTCTTGCGAGCTTTAACGGTAGTCCTCATAACGAGTCCTCCGCGAGCGAGCAATGAGTTGACATCGCCCTTGGGCTAGTGGATAATGCCCAAGCGTTAACATCGAGTCAAAGGGTACTCGCTCGCACATACCCCGGAGCGCTGAAGAAGTTGCAGTTCTTCAGCGCTCTTCTCATATTCGTCCAAGTTTCCTTAGCCGCCAACGTGCCGCATCAAAGGAAACTCCAAACTCTTCACATAATTCTTCTGGAATGCGCATGTCTTTAGCCTCAATGATTGGCAAAGGCATCAAAAACTCTGCGGCAAACGTATTGGCTTGCCATTCTGAGTCTTCAAATGCCTTGTGTTCTAGTGTTTCTTCTCGATTCAGAGTTCGCTCATGGCCTAGAATCATGTGACCGAATTCGTGGGCAAATGTAAAAAGAGATCTACCGTTGGTACTTTCAACACTAGCGATGTAATCTCTATCCCTCATGAGCATACACATCGCAGAGGGTGAATAAAATCCCTCTATGGACTTGGCCAACAGAGGACTGTCATCTTCAACAACATGAATGACTCCTTCGCTGATAAGTCGTTCTATAAACATGCCGGGTGCGTTATCAACGTAGTTAAAAGCTTCCCGGGCGGCGAGAGCGATTGAGCGAATCTCTTTTATGGATTTTGGTGCGACTTTGTATCCTTTAGATACTCGCTGATTTGAAATCATCGCTTTTCGTCCTCCTGTAGCTTGTGTAAAAGGGTTGCGAGTTGATCTATTTTTTCCTGAGAGAGATTTGCTCGGGCGAATCCTGCCACCAAGAACTGCTGTGAAGGAGTGAGCCCGTCAAGCGGAACATTTTTGTTGGATACATCAGCCGCGGTTCGAAGGCCGGGAATGCAGATGTTTTTGCTTTCAAAATAGCTGACTACTTTTTCAAGAAATTCTGCCGAAATCTTTTTGGATCCAACTTCAGTTCCACTAAGGAATGATGGTGCGACTCCAATGCTACGAGCCATGTCGAGCATGGTCACTTCGGCATCTAATCTCGCTTTGCGAACAAGTTTTCCATACTCTGTGAGTTTCATTCATTTCTCCTAACCTGCCAAGTATTTTCACTTGGCAGGTGAAATATTATCGCAAAATAAAAGTTGAGTCAAGGCAAATGTGATTCGTCAGGCCTATTGGAGAACTAACCCCACTTACCTTCGCTGGTAGGTGGGGCGTTTTTTGTGCCTTTGGAAAACGTCACTTCTTCTTCGGCATGATCGTGTCGGCCCATGACTGCATGAGGGGACGCCTCTGCTCGAGCAGGTCGGAGCGTTGATACGCTTGCTCGACCTCATTGCCTGTGGCGTGCATCAAGCTTTTCTCTGCAAGCGTGCGATCAAAGCCCTGCTCTGCCGCCCAGTCACGGAAAGTCGATCGGAAGCCGTGCATCGTGCCGTGGCCGACCTTCTTCTGGAGCACCACGCGTGGCGTCTCCAGTGAGATGTGTGAACCCGCCGACCGTGCAAAGACATACTCGCCTTTCCGCTCGATTTGGCTGAGGATGTACACAGCCTGGTCGGAAAGCGGCACACGGTGCGGGTATGGCTTTTGATCCTTTCGGCGCTCGGGCGGCACGGACCAGACTCGGGCATCGAAGTCGATCTCGTCCCATCGCGCCTTGACGAACTCTCCGACGCGTGAGGCGGTCAGGATGCCGAAGACAATCGCGCTCGCACTGATCGACTTGGGCGGGTTCCATTCCTCGAGGAGCGCCCGAGTCTCATCAAGGGAGAGCGCCTCATGGTGCTCGACCTTCTGGACACGAGAAGGTGGCGGCAGAAAGAGGTCGAGGTTTCCCCTCCACGTCGCCGGGTTTGCTGCGACTCGCTTGCCTGTTGCGATCGCGTAGGAGAAGACGGCCTCGAGCCTGCCGCGCAGACGACTCGCGGTCTCGGACTTGGAGTCCCAGATTGGCCCGAGGACGGCAAGGACGTCGTCGCGCGTTACGTCCTCGACGGGCTTGGGTCCGAGTACAGGCAGGGCATATGTCTCGAGCGTAGACTGCCACTGCGCTCGATGCTTCGCGTTCCTCCAGCGCTTCGCGTTCTCTATTGTCGGCAGCGCCTCACGGAGCAGGTCGGCGAAAGTGTACGCGGCCTTGTCAACCGATCCGGCGTCTCGCATGGATCGGAGCTTTTCTTTCTTGGCGGCCTGCGGGTCGACGCCGGTCTCTAGGAGATGATGGTACTCGGCGGCCTTTGCCCGGGCCTGCGTGATCGTGATGCCTGACACCGGGCCAAGGGAAAGCTCCTTGCGCTTCCCGAGGATTGTGTAGACAAAGTAGAACGTGGGGCGCTTGCCCTCCCGTTGACGGACGTACAGACCCCTATCGACTCTGTGCATGCCCTCTGGCAGGCTGTTGATGTTTTTTGCTGTGACTTTCATGGGTGAGAACCTTGGCCATAAAGCTGGCCATAAAGACAGGCGGCGAATATTCGGCGAGTTCGCGTCGCACGTTTGTCGCCAACCCTGTCAT